GCAGGTCGACCAGTCCGGCGGCCGAGGGGTAGCGAATCGCGGTGACGTCGGTCACCGGCCACGAGGCGAGATCAATCCACGGGCCCAACGCCGACGCCGTCTCGGTAATCGTGCGCGGCACGAGGACCAGCCCCGTCTCGCTCTCGACGTACTCACGGGCGTCGACGATCAACTCGCTGATCGCCGCGTCCTCGGCGGTGCCGTTGACGCGCAGGTTCAGCTTAACCTCGTCGAGCGACAGCGGCTCTGGCGGAGGGGCGTCAGCCATGGTTCGTCTCCGCCAGGGGGACCAGGATCGGCGCCGGTCGCCGGGAGGGGGGAAGACGCCGGCGCCGAAAGGGTCAGGCGGACTTGTTCTGGTCGGCGGCGCCCTCGGACTTGTTCTCGTCCGAACCGCCTTCGGCCTTCTTGTCGGGCTTGGGCTTGGGTGGGGCCTTGGTGCTGAGCACCTTCAGGTCGACCAAGTGCTGCACATCGTGCTCGTTCTCGACGTCGCGCTCGTCGCCGCGCGCATACTGCTTGGTGCCGTCGACGTGCGGCTCCCAGGCGTAAAAAGTCGTCATCGTCGTCTCCGGGGGTTAGCCGGGCGGCTGCATGCCGCCCGGCCGGGGATCATGAATTGGCGAAGGGGCCCTTGATGAGGGCCGCCGTCCTCTTCACCGCCAACGCCAGCCGCTCCTCGCAGCGCATCGTCAGCAGGTTCTTCTCGAAGTCGTCGGCATTCTCCGACGAGATCAGCACCTCGGGGGTGAGGCGATCGTACAGCGTCGCGGCGACCTTGAAGGCGCCGACCAGGAAGTTGCCAACGGCCATCGACACCGTCGGCGCCACCGGCTTGCCCCACAGAAGCGGTCCCGCGACGCCCTGCGGGTTGGCGAAGATGTACCGACCCTGGCCATCCTTGGTCAGTTCGATGTCGGCCCAGTCGACCTGGTTCAGCACGATCGCATCCGCCGGATAGAGGCCGAGCGACGCCTGGAGTAGCGCCAAGCGCAGCTTGTCGATCTTGTTGGGCGACGCGATCGAGATGCCTGCGGGCGCAACGTAGGCCGTTGCCTGCGGGTAAAGGCCCAGCAGGTTCTCGCCGGTGCCGTCACCGAGCAGGATCTGGCTGTCTTCCGCCAGGGCGAGACCGTAGCGCATCTCGCTATCGACTTCGGCCTGAAGCCGCGGCGCATCGTCCATCGCCTGCCGGGTCAGCTTGGCGAGGTGCGCGATCGTCTTCACGTTGGCCGTCGCCTTGGTCCAGCCGTAGTTGCTGTACGGCTTGGCCTGCCCCTCCGGTACCGGCGCGGCATTGTTCGTCCGCACCGACTGCTTCGGATACTCGACCGAGCCGGTGGTGATCGGCATCACCGTCAGCAGATCGCGCATGATGATGTCCGGGCGGCGGGGCATGTCCACCGACTCGGTCTCGCGCTGGCTGACGATCAGGCCGCCAGCCGAGCCGCTAGCGGTGGTGATCGCCTTCAGCTCGACGCGCAGCCGGTCCTGCTGGCCGAACGCCTTGGTGCCGAGCTGTTCGCCCTTCGCCTCGGCGATCTGCGCGCCGTAGCTCTTCACCTCGTCGCCCAACCCGGCGCCGCCGGGGCCGCTGTGCTTCTGCTCCAGCCCCTCGACGCGCGCCTTCAGCTCGTCGAGCACGTTAAACTTCAGCAACGCCTTGTCGGCGTTTGCCTTGGTCTCGTCGGTGAGGCCGCCGAGGCGCTTCACCTCGGCCTCCGCGCCATCGGCGATCTTCTTGACCGCGTCGAGCGCGTCGTTGACCTGCTTCACCAGCTGGTCGGGGGTGAGTTGCGTGCCGCCGCCCGGGTGACCGGTGCCGTCGCGCATGTAGCGGCCCTTAGCGCGCTCGCTGGCGGTCATCGCGCCGAGACGAGCGCCGGGCATACCGATGAGCGCCGCGGTCGCGGCGTTCAGAAAGATCGAACGGTTCATGGTGGTGTCCTTGTGGTGGAGGTGGGGTCAGGCCTTCGCGCCGAGCACGGCGCCCAGGCCGGCCCAGAAGGCATCGCTGTCCGCCTTCGCCTCGGGCTCCCCCCGAAGATGCGGCGTCGCCTTGGCGGCGACTGCCGCAGCAAGGCTCTTCGAGAAGCCGCCTGCATCCCGCAGGAACTCCTCAAACTCTCGGACGGTCGGCAGCAAGCCGGCCGCGACCAAGTGCTTCACGTCGGTCACCCGCGCGCGGTCGTTCGCGGCAAAGGTGACGACGCTGACTTCCTTCAGATTAAGCTTCTTCAGGCTCAGCACGCCCGACTTATCGGGATGGGGCGCCGCCTCCACGACGCGGTAGCCGATCGACAGACCGTCGAGCGCGCCGGCCTTCAACAGCGCATAGGCGGCGCCAGCCTGGGGCACATCGTCCTTGAGGAGGCGGCCCCTGACCTGGAGGCCCTTGCTGTCCTCGCTCATCGCGTCCCAGACGCCGATCGGCTGCGACGGATCGTGCTGCCATAGCATCTTGACGGAGCGGCCCTTCTGCCGTGCATCGACCAGGGACGCCGTGAACGCGCCGGGCTCCACCACCTCGCCGTAGCTGTCGACGTTCTTGAAGATCGAGCCGTAACCCTCGATCGTGCCGTCGTCGCCGACCGCCTTCACCTCAAGCGGCTCGGCCGCGTTCTTGAACAGCAGCATGGGCGCTTCCTTCTACTCGTCGTCGTCGATCGCCGGGCCGCCGTTGTGGCCGAGCATAGTGGCGACCTGGGTCATGGTGATCGGCACGTTCTGCGCCTGCATCCGCGGCACATCGCCGCCCGGCACCGGCGGCAGGTTCTCCAGCCGGCGCACCTCGTTGATGGTCATCCAGCCGTTCTGAAGCGCGACCGCATAGGCGGCGTAGCGTGAGGTTGTGTCGCCGCGGAGCAGGCCCTCCAGCGTGAACTCGATCGTGACGCGCTGCGCGATGTCTCGCGGCGTCAGGAGGTCCTTCATGAGGCGCTGCTCGATCCGGCGCAGGCGGCGGAACAGCGCATATTTGACGAAGCCGAGCGTGATCTGCTCGACGCCGGTGCCCCAACTCGACGTCTTGTCGCCGTGCCCGATCATGATCGGCGGCGTGCCGAACAGCCGGCAGATTTCCTCGACCGACCAGCCCCGGCTCTCCAGCATCTGGGCGTCTTCTGGGGTGAACGACAGCTGCTGCCACGTCAGGTTCTTGTCGAGCAGCATCGGCCGGCCGGCGTTGGCGGCGCCGACGAACTTCTCCGCCAGCAGCTGCTCTGCCAGCTCGCGATCTTCCTTGGTCAGCGTCAAGTCGGTCTTCAAGACACCGCTCGGCCGCACCCCGTTGGCAAAGGTGACCGCCGCCGCGCGCTCGATCGCCTGGGCGGTGCCGAACACGTTCCGACCGGCCGAGATGGTCGACATTCCGCCCAGCGGCGCGCCACCGAATCCGCGGATATGCAGCATCTGATCGGCGCCGACGTCGTCCTTGCCGTTGACCCGGTAGCGGATGGCGCCGCTGGGCGCCCGATATGGCGAGACCGCGTCGGGCCACAACGGCGTCAGCGATGACACGAAGCCGGCGTTGCGCTCGATCCGGGCGAAGCTGTTGCCGCGCAGCTCCATGCTGCCGGACGTGAACTCCCAAAAGTCGAGCGCGGTCTGGTCGGCGTTCGGGCTGTCGTGGAGGATGCGGTAGAGCGAATGGTCGGGCGCGGCCTTGCGGTCACCGCTCTCGTCCGTCCGGTAGATCATCAGCGGCAGCGAGCCGATGGTGCCGGCGATAAGGTTCACGCACGCCCACGCCGCGGAGAGGCCGAGGACCGTGCTGTCCGTGACCGTCTCGTTGGCGAGGCTGGGATTGCCGAAGGCAAGCGACCCGCCGCCGGTGATGATCGGCACCGTGCGACCAGCCACCGGCGGTCCCCCGCCAAAAATCTCACGAACGAAGGACCAGACACTCATCCGCCGATGCTCCTGATCCAGTCAGCGGCGCCACGACCTGCGGCCGCCGGGTTGCGGCTCATCAGCACCACCGCATTGAAGCCGGCGACCAGTGGGTCGATCTTGGCCTGGCCCGACACCTGCTTGGTGATGAGCACCGCGTTGCCCCGGGGCTCTGCCTTCGCGTTGCCGACGCACCAGCTCATCAGCTCCTGGCCCGCGTGGATCAGCGTGCCGTCCTTCAGCTTGCGCTCGGCACCTTTGATCGCGCCGGTGAGGCGGAAGCCCTGCTGGACTGCGACCATCTGCTCGGCGGTGAACCCCCGGCCAGCCAGTTCGTCGACCAAGGCGGCGATGTTCTGCGCGTCGAGGCCGATCGCCGCTTCATCGGGGAACAAGCCGGCCTCGTTCACCCGCTCCAGCAGGTCGGCAATCTCAATGATGTCCTGCGTCGGCTCGGTGCACCGCACCAGCGAGTGCTGGCCGACGAAGTCGTCGAGGCGGGAGACGATGTCCTTCCGGCGCTCCCACACGTCGTCCTGCGCCCAGGCCTTATTCCACATGAGCCAGATGCGCGGGTCGGCCTTCAGCCTACCGATCAGTCCCAGCCCAAACAGGTCGTCGAGGCCGCCGCCGTCAATGCCGGCGACCACCACCTCGACGATAGCAAGGAACTGCTCCAGCGAACCGTCCCAGACATCAGCCGATGCCCGCGCCTTCTCCCAGTACAGCGAGCCGACCCAAGCATCGTGCCGCAGACCGACGCCGATCTCGACGTTCAGATGCTTGGCATAGAACACTGCCTTCGGCCCGTCCGCGTCGAGGTCCGCTTCGGCCGCCTTCTCCTCCAGCCACTCCTGCGTGACCGACCGGCCGATGTTCGGGTTCGTGACGTAGAAGTTGGCGGGCAGCATGTGCTCGCCCTTCGACACCATCTCGTCGGGGTACTCGTAGAGCACCGGCAGCTTGCGCTTGTCGGTGACCTTGCCGTCGCGGATGTCGCGGAAGAGGTTAAGCTTCTGCTTGAACACGCCCGCCGGCGGCTTGTCCGACTGCGTGGTCAGGTAGACGGTGTACCCCTCCGGGCGGCTGACCTGGCCGCCGGTGGCCTCCTTCAGCATCGAGTCGGCGTTCGGCATCTCGCCGAACAGCCACAGCTCATCAACCAGCACCCGGCTGGCCTTCTTGCCCGCCACCGTCTTCGCGTCAGCCGCCACTACCTTCAGCGTTGAATTTGTGTGGCGATGCTTGATGAGCTTTAGGTGGTCTTTCGGGTCGAGAAGGTCACTCAGCTCCTCGTCAGCCTCAACCATGCCGACCGCCGGCCCGTAGCTGTTGGCCGCCACCTCCTTGGTCGGCGCGAGGATTAGGTTTTCGTCATAATCCCGAAAACCGCAGGCCAGCTCCGTGAGCATGATCCCGGCGGCGAGCGTCGACTTCGTGTTCTTCTTGCTGATGAGCAGCAGGTACTCGGTGATGAGCTGCCGGTTCGTCTCGGGGTCGAAGGCCCCGAACACCGCCGCTGCGAAGTCGAGCAGCCATTCGTCACTCGCCTCGCCGAATGTCGGCTTGCCCGGCAGATCAGGGATGCGCAGCGAGGTGAACACCGCCATCTTCGCCTCGGCCGAGGCGGGAAACAGCGGCTTGAACGGGATCAGCGTCCGTCGGTCCTGGATGCGGCGCTTCCAATCCAGGCACGCCGTCGACCAGGTCGGCTCCCGCATCCTACGGCTTCACGACGCTCAACGCTGGCGTGCCGACTGCGCGGAACCGGCTTCCGCCGGCGACCTCGCGGGCACGATCCTGCGCCGCGGCCTTCTTGCCTGCCGGGGCGCCGGCCTCGTTGACCGTCTTCAGCGCGGTCGCCAGCTCCTTCAGCGTCTTCGCGCGACCGGCGAGGCTGATAGCACCCAGCATCCCGTCGCGGCGACGACTGTCGCGATCGTCCTCGGTCGCCGCCTCGATCAGTTCCTCCAGCTCGCCCTGATGCGTCGTGGTTGCATCCAGTTCGTCGAGCATGCGGGCGACCAGCTGGCGGCCCCGCTCGGCGATTTGGGCGGCTTCGACCGGCTCGGCGGGCGCGCGCGGGGCGCGTTCGGCGATTGGTGCGCGCAAGTACGCACTTTGGGGCCTGCGTACCGCCCGCATCCACCCTTGCGCCTTCGCGCGCTTCCGAATAGCACCTTCGGAAATACAGAAACGGTCAGCTATTTCTCGGACCGAAGTCTCGCCGGCCAAGTATTCAAGCTCGATCCGATCCCATTCGGCCTCGGTTTTGCGGGCTGCCATGGCAAATTGCC